CATTGAAGAAGAATCTGGATTGAAGATCTAACGAACCAGATACAGTTGGCGAGGATTCATCACCGTCTACGCCGAACATAATGTGGAAGTAAATTGCTCCGTGCGTTGCGTACATTGCCCCGTTAGCGAAATTATTCGCGGAAGAGTACTGGCAAACAGAGTTGAGTCGTTTATTGATCTTGAAGTTGAGCCAACCCGACTTAGTAAGTGAAGGAGAGTAGATGCGATCGTGAAGAATAGCAAAGCGATCCTTAAATCGGTCTAACTTATGCGACGTGATAGCAGAGTCGTTGGTAGCGGACAGGGTTGGGTTTTGGAGTAAGTCTACAGTGGTAGGGGCTGTGGCTTGGAAGGTACCGGAGTAATCCTTCTGCATAAAAATCATTATGCGATAGCGAGCACGAGCCATAATCTGATAGTCAGCTGCGGGAGCATTAAGAGTTACCTTTGCACGAATAGCGAGACCTCGATTACGAACTTTCCAACCGAGACGTTGGTCTTTACCGGTTCCCTGATCGAGAGAGTTGAGACAGTATGTCATTGTGGAGAAACCTGCTGCGGAGAAGGGGAAGTCCTGTTGATTGGTTGTGTACGGAACAGCCCACGCGCCTGATCCAGCATTGATCGGCGCCATATTGTCAGAGTATTTGAGCTCTGGACGGACCGACTTCGGGATTCGAGACAGCGGAAGAGTGCGTTTATTACGCGTCGCCCGACGACGGCGATAACGTTTCGTAGATTTGCGAGCATAGCGACGAGGCGGCATTTAGATGTAGTGTGATTTCTTTAACTTGATCAGTTTTCAGGATGGCACAAAAGTGATCTGGAGATCTAAAGGATTTTGATAATATCAAAATGACTACGAATAAGAGAGTAAGAGCTTGGTGCTTTACGTTGAATAATTGGACCGAAGAGGAGAGGGAGCAGGTTGATAAGATGAAGTGCAGGTATATGGTATATGGATATGAGACTTGTCCTACGACTGGGACCCCTCATTTGCAGGGGTACTTCGAGTTAGAGAATGGGCGAACATTAATCAGTTTGAAGAAAGAGTTACCTAGAGCGAATTTAGGAGAGAGGAGATTGAGCGCTGAGATAGCGAGTAACTACTGCAAGAAAGAGGGTAATTTCGTTGAGCGAGGCGAGATAAGTAATCAGGGTAAACGAACCGACTTGGAAAACTTAGTCGATGATATCAAGTTGCCTGTATCAGAGCTCGCTGAGAAGTATCCGACAACATTTATTAAGTTCAGTAAGGGTATTATCGCTCTTAGAGATGCACAGATGAAGGACAGAACGGAGAAGCCGATTGTCAGCTGGATCTGGGGTTTAGCGGGTGTCGGGAAGACGAGGTTTTGTGTAGAAAAACACTTAGATTCACACTATATTAAAGATGGGACTCAGTGGTGGAATAACTATAATCAAGAGGATGCAATTATCATTGATGACTTTGATGGGAGATGGCCTTTCCGAGATTTATTGCGTCTATTGGACAGGTACAAGTACAGTGGCCAGACTAAGGGAGGGTATGTCAAGGTAAATAGTAAACATATATATATAACCTGTGAGTTCCCCCCGGAAAAGTATTGGAAAGATAACGAATTAGCCCAAGTAACACGGAGATTAAATTCTTGCGTCAAACTTGGCACGGAAGAGAGTAGCACAGAAGTGGCTGGTAATACTGGCAGCCACTCCCCGGGAATTGAACCGGTCCTGTTTGATTGAGTGTGTGAGCAAGACACACCACTATCAAAAACGATGAGCCAAGGGGTCCAGTCCTGCGGGGACCCTTGTCTATTCATCGTTGGCTTGAATGTGCCTGTGTAATCATTACACCGTTTTCAATTTACAGTAAAATTTAACGTTAAAAATAACTGTCGTTTTCACTTTTGGCTTGAACGATATCAAGCTTTTGGATGAGATTGGGAAGGTTTTTTATATCGACTACGATATAAAGCTTATGCGTCATTGAAGAAGAATCTGGATTGAAGATCTAACGAACCAGATACAGTTGGCGAGGATTCATCACCGTCTACGCCGAACATAATGTGGAAGTAAATTGCTCCGTGCGTTGCGTACATTGCCCC